GCAAATAGCCCAGCTTTATTTTATGAAAATATTTCAAATGATAATACTCAAGGATTTGATAGTGAAGCACTAGATGATGTAACAACCAATGGAACATATGGTGTAGCATTTAATCTATTAGCTAATAAAGATGATTACATGTTTAATTTAATTACCGCCCCAGGTTTAATTAAAGCAAATGGTAAACAAACAGGTGAATTAACTACAATGGTTAACAATGCTCAAACAAGAGGAGATAATTTAGCTATAGTAGATTTAGTAAACTGGAACACAGGAGTTACAACTGTAACAGCAGGAGCAGCAGCAATTGATTCTTCATATGCAGCTACATATTGGCCATGGTTACAAACAATTGATCCTGATTTAAACTCAAAAGTTTGGGTACCAGCTTCAACAATGATACCAGGTGTATATGCTTTTAATGATAGAGCAGGAGAAGCATGGTTTGCACCAGCTGGATTAAATAGAGGAGCCTTAAACACAGTATTAAGAGCTGAAAGAAAATTACCTAACGGAACTAGAAATACATTATACACTGCAAATGTTAACCCAATAGCTACTTTTCCAAACACAGGAGTAACAGTATTTGGACAAAAAACATTACAAAAAGCAGCATCAGCACTTGATAGAATAAATGTTAGAAGATTATTAATACAATTAAAGTCTTACATTTCACAAGTTGCAGATAACTTAGTATTTGAACAAAACACAATCACTACAAGAAACAATTTCTTATCACAAGTTAACCCATTCTTAGAAAGTGTTCAACAAAGACAAGGATTATATGCTTTTAAAGTAGTAATGGATGATAGCAATAACACACCAGATGTTATAGATAGAAATGAATTAGTAGGTCAAATATATATTCAACCAACAAAAACAGCTGAATTTATATACCTAGATTTCAATGTACAACCAACTGGAGCTACTTTCCCGGTATAAAAATAAAAGAATTAGATATTTATAATTGAAAATAAACAATAAAACATGGCAGTATTAGATCCCAATGAAATATTTTTTACAGCGTTTGAACCCAAACAAAAGAATAGGTTTATCCTATACGTAGATGGGATTCCTTCATACCAAATCAAAGGGGTAGGAGCTGTAACACTAGAACAAGGAGTAGTAACCCTTAACCACATTAACGTAGAAAGAAAAGTTAAAGGTAAATCAAGATGGTCAGACGTTTCAATGACACTATTTGATCCAATAACACCTTCAGGTGCTCAAGCGGTAATGGAATGGGTAAGACTACACCATGAATCAGTAACAGGTAGAGATGGATATAGTGATTTTTATAAAAAAGATTTAACTATTGATGTTTTAGGTCCTGTTGGAGATATTGTTTCTGAATGGATTTTAAAAGGTGCTTTCATTACAAATGCTAATTTCGGTGATTTCAACTGGGATACAGAAAATGAAGCTCAAAACATAGAATTAACTGTATCAATCGATTACGCAGTATTAAATTTCTAAAAATTTTTCCACACCACAATTAAAAGGGAGTTTGGCTATGTCAAGCTCCTTTTTTATATTGATATTTATAATAAAGTTTTATAAATTAAGATTATGGCAGAATTTAAATTCCCTACTGAAGAAGTAGAATTACCCTCAAAAGGTTTAATATACCCTAAAGATAACCCTTTATCTAGTGGTAAAATAGAAATGAAATATATGACCGCTAAGGAAGAAGATATTTTAACTAACCAAAACTACATTAAACAAGGAATAGTAATAGATAAACTATTAAAATCTTTAATTATTTCTAAAGTAAATTATGATGATTTAGTAGTAGGAGATAAAAATGCTGTACTAATAGCTGCACGTATTTTAGGTTACGGGAAAGATTATGATTTCCAATATAAAGGAGAAGATGTTACTATAGATTTAACTGAATTAGAAACTCAACATCTAGATGAGTCTACTATGATAGATAATAAAAACGAATTTTCATATACCTTACCTCACACTAACACAGCCATCACATATAAGTTATTAACTAATAGAGATGAGAAAAAAATTGAAGCCGAAATTAAAGGACTTAAAAAAATAGATAAACAAGGATCCCCTGAATTATCTACTAGATTAAAATTTATGTTAGTTTCAGTAAACGGAGAAACAGAAAATAAAACAATTAGAGAATTTGTAGATAATTATATGTTAGCTAGAGATTCAAGAGCATTTAGAGAACACATCAGAGTTACTCAACCTGATATTCAAATGAAATTCACATTTACAGGTGGAAGTGGCACAGAGGAGGATGCTACTATACCGATGACTGCCGGGTTTTTTTGGCCTGACCTCTGATTACCGTAAATCAGTTTTTACAATAATACATCAAATACTTTTCCATGGAGGCGGATACGACTATGATACTGTATATAATATGCCAATATGGCTAAGAAAATTTACATTCCAACAAATAGTAGATTATAAGCAAAAAGAACAAGAAGCCATAGATAAAGCCTCGAACAAACCTAATACTTCCTCTGCTAATATAGGAGACACAGCTATACCTGAACATATGAAAGAAGCTTTAACTAATAAAGCTCGTAAACCTTCTTATACTACTAAAGCGTCTAAAAAATAATATTTGTTAATATTTATGACAAACACAAACTAGATGGCTACTTCTGAAGAAGAATTAAATATAAGAAAATTAATTAATCAAGAACTTGATAAAGAAAAACAAAAACAAGCTGAAAGTTTAGATTTATCTGCTTCACTTGTTGATTCTGTTAAAGAAGTTTTAGGGATTAATACTAAAAGAACTACGGCTGATTCTAATCTTTTAAAGGTTAATAAACAAATAAACACTCAAATCTTAAACCAAAAGACAGGTTTAGGTTCAATATCTGAGATTAATAAAAGAATAGCCAAAAATCAAGATATAATAAATAAGGGTAAAGTAACGGAGCAAAGTCTAACTTCTTCTTTAACAGATCAGGCAAAAAAAAGAGTTAATAATGCAAATTCAGAATTAGGACAAATTAAAGCAAAACAAAAACTAATAGATGAAGAATTATCAAAAACATCAGAACAAGGAGGAATTAATTTTAAAATAATAGAAGATTTAGAAAAACAAATAGCATCCCATGATGCTAATGTTGACTCAATGATGGAAGGAATGTCTTCTGCTGAAAAACAATTATTATTTACTACATTAAACACAAAAGAATTAGAAAAACAAAATGCTGAAAGATTAAAACAACTTGATTTAGCTAAAAAAGTTGAAGAAAGTTTAGGAGTAGCGGGTAAATTAAATAGACTAATAGGAACCATACCAGGATTAGGAGAATCATCTAAAAAGGCCCTAGAATCCGTTACAGAAGAAATTGAAGAAACTGCAAAAGCTACAGGGAAAGTTCCTACTAAAGCTAAAGCTGCGGCAATGCAATTTAAAGCTTTAGGAAAAAATCTTGTAAAAGATTTATTAGATCCTACTACCCTAGCATTAGGAGCAATCACAGCAATAGGTAAATCTCTTATGTCTGTAGATAAAGAAGCAGGAGAATTTGCTAAAAATATGGGTATTTCATATGATGAATCCCTTGCTTTAAGAAGTGAAATGAGTAAAGTATCAAGAAATAATAAAGATATTTTGGTTACTTCTAAAGCTTTAGTAGAAACCCAACAATCCCTAAATCAATTTTTTGGTACTACTGTTCAATTTTCAGATCAATTAGCTTCAGATTTTTCTATTTTATCTAAAAGGACTAACATGACAGCTGAAACCCAGGGTCTTATAGCTTTAGAAATGGGTAAGACAGGTAAAACTGCAATGCAGCTAACAAAAGAATTAAATTTACAAACATTTGAACTAAATAACCAAAAAGGAGTTCAAATGAGTGTTAAACAAATCCAAGATGCTGTAGGTAAAACTGCAGCTTCATTACAATTAACCTTTAAGGGCAGTTCTAAAGAATTAGCTAATCAAGTAGTTTCAGCAAGAGCATTAGGTACTAATTTAGCAGGAGTAGAAAAAATATCATCAGCCTTATTAGATTTTGAAAGTAGTATTCAATCTGAACTTCAAGCAGAACTATTACTTGGAAAAAATATTAATTTAGAAAAAGCAAGACAAGCAGCTTTACAAGGTGATTCAGCTAAGGTAGCAGAAGAAGTTATGAAAAATACTGCTATAATGAATGCTTTTGAAGAAAAAAATGTTATAAAACAAGAGGCTGCGGCTAAAGCTTTAGGGTTATCCCGAGATGAATTAGCTAATATGGTTTTAGAACAACAAAAATTAGAAACTATTAGAGGTTTTGGTGCTGAAAGTTTAAGTGAAGCCCAGAAAAAATATAATGATTTAAGAGAGCAAGGGTTAACAGCTGAACAAGCTGCAGCCCAAGTAGGAGATGAAGCACTATCAAAACAACTCCAAACAGCATCAGTTGCAGCAAGATTTGAGGCTACTATGTTAAGAGTTCAAGAAATTTTTATTGGTATGGCTGAACCTATTTTAGATATAGTAAATAGTATAATGACTTCTGTAGGTGGGGCGGAACATTTAGCTAAAATATTAGTGGGTATAGCAGGGATTTATGGTGGTATAAAATTATCTATTATAGGTGCTAATATAGCAAAAGGTATTGGGTTATTAATGACTAAAAAAGAAACAAAAGAAGAAAAGAAAAAATCTTTAGCTAAAATTGGGGGTGTAGCTGCGGCTTTTGTTACTAATCCTGTTGGTGCTACTATAGGTTTAGGTTTAGGTTTAACAGCAGTAGGTGCTTTAATGGCATATATGAATGATGGAATGATAGGACCTGATGGTGGCATGATAGTAACAGGAGAAAAAGGTTCTATTCAATTAAATAAACAAGATTCTATAATAGCGGGTACAGATTTATTGGGAGGAAATACTACTAATAATAATACTACTACTACTACTAATCAAAACACCACAGTAGATAATACAGCTTTAGTAACTAAAATAGATCAACTTATAGCAGTAAATAAAAGAATATTAGCTAAATCCTCCACAATAGAAATGAACGGAAACCAAGTAGGACAAGAAATTAACACATCAGAACGAGCAATTCAATAATTTTAATATTTATAATAAAACAACAATTATGGCACTTTTAAATAAACTAACAAACCAAGGCTCAGTATTTACAGCCTTAAATGGATCAACTCCAACTATACCAGATAGAGCACAATCTACATTACATGATGAATATTCTTTAAATGGAACCCCAGCACAACGTATTACAACACCACCTTCTACTTTAGATTTAGATGGTGTAACGCCTCCAACATATAGAGATAACTCTCCTGAAGGAGCTTCATTTTAATGGGGTTAAGAGAATTAAAAACTGACCTTAAATCATTAAAGTTTGGTAAGGATAGGTTTGGTGGGGGTAGCAGTGGACAACCTTACATTCAAACCCCAATCCCAAAAACTGAGGATGATCCATCCTTTACGGATAGGACAAAGGACTTTCTTTGGAGAGGTGGGCTAAAAGCCCCTATAGACTCTGCTGAAGATGCTCTTAGATTATCCAAATATTTTGTAGACTTAAAATCTCCAAGTGGTCTTTTATTTATTACAAAACAAAATTTATTATCAAGAACCGCAGTAGCAACCCAAGCTAGTGGAAAAGTAAACTGGAGAGATGCAGCTTTAAATGAAAATGTTTATACTCCTTTATCTACTATAATCCAAGCGGGTCAAAATTATATAGGAGGACATGCTAATAAACAAGGTTTAAATCCTTTAGGTGATCCCCTTATAGGAGGATTAAAAACTTATATGGATGTAGTTAAATCAACTACTTTACCTATTGCCTCTATAGTATCAGTAAAAAATAATAGGTTACTAAATTTATTAGATGAACATGTTGGCAGATTTTCATCTACTAATATATTATCTTATTCAGGAGGACCAGGATCAACATTAGGTCTTGGAAGGACTAATATACCATTTGCTACAAATAATAAAGGGGGCATTACAAAAGTATTAGGAAATGATCCTATAGATGAAAAATTTATAGAATCAGATCCATTTAGTTTAACTGTACCAGATGTTTCTAATGTTTTAAACAATTCAGTTTCATCTTTTCTTACTAACCAAACGGGAATTGCTAATCAAGAAACTAATAGAGATGAAATACAAAGTTTATTTAGAACTCCTTTAAATTTATCCCTTAAATATGCTAAACTTGTAGGAGGAGATTATTTAAAATCCTCAGGAAACGTTGATATTTTTACTAATAAAGGTATAGGTTTAGCTAGTATATCTAATGGGTCAGGTTTTACTTGGAATAATAATTTTAATACTTCAGTATATAATCCGGGTACTTTAACAAGCAATCAAGAAATTAACCATAATGGTTCATCAACTTGGACTCAACAACAAATTCAAAATCAAGTAAATCTTAATAATGCTAAAAATTCTACAGCCCCTTCCATACAAGATTTTAGAGCACCTTTATTAGAAGATGAATTAAAAAA